GTAAGAAATATGCTTGGCTTTAAAGCTGGTGCAACAGTTTCAATAGAAGAAACAGTAGCGGCTTTTGAAAAAGTATTTGGCAGAGGTGGTAGGTTTGGTAATTCAACAGACGAACTAGCAAAAACATTTGAGGGTACTCTCTCAATGATTGGCGATAAAATATTTAACTTTAAAAAAGTTCTACTTGAAGCTGGTTTCTTTGAAGAATTAAAAAGACAGTTTGGAGATTTAGATAAGTTCTTAGCTGACAATGCAGAAAAATTAGATGAAATAGCAACATCAGTTGGTAAAAATTTAGCAAATGCAATAGTAGGTGCAGTTAAAATAGGAAAAGATTTAGTTCCTGTTATTAGAGAAATAGGTGCAGTTCTTGGTTCGATCATAAAAGGATTTAACGAATTACCAGCATTTGTAAAATCTATTGGTCTAGTTGGTGCTATGCTTTTTGGAAAAAAAGGTGCTGCGGCTTTAGCTGGAATATCTTTTATAATTGGTAAAATAAAAGAATTATCAGAGTTACCAAGAATAATCCCAATAAGTAATATGGATTTAAAAACAGTTAAAGATATTGATGATGCAATTTCATCACTTAAATCAAAAATTATCGAACCATCATCATTTATCAATGATGTAGGTTTAGAGGAATTTGAAGAATTAACAGATGCTCAAATAGCACATAACAATGTTGTTAGAAATCAATTAAAAATTTTAAAAGAAATAAGAGTTTTAGAAAAACAAAGACTTCCTCATCAATTAGAACTTCATAAAGGTCTTAAATCTATTGCAGTTGCAGAAGAAGAAATTAAAGAAAAAGTTAAAAAAACTCTTGACCTAAGAAAACATACACAAGAAATTATTAGAGATGCTGAAAATAAAGAAATGGAAAAACAACTCTTTATTCAAACAGAAATCAACAAAAAGAAAATGGAATTTAATAGATTGGTTTCTGAAGCAGAAAAAGAATTTGCAAAACAAAAAAATACATCACAAAATGTTTTAGACATAATTAAAGAACAAAATAAACAATTTTCTTTATCAAATGAAATTGGTGAACGATTAAATCAGGGTGTTAAAGGAGTATCAAGAGGATTTGCAGAAGCACTTGTTTTAGGTAAAAGTTTAAATAAATCAATGAAAGAACTTGCACAAAATTTATTAGTAGAAATAATAGCAAAAACTATTGAAAGAATAGCTTTAATGGGTATTGAAAAACTAATTACAAAGTTTTTATTTGATAAAGATGATGATAGAGTTCAAGCTATAAAAAATCAAAATAAAGAATTACAAAAACAAATTGCTTTACAAGCAATATTGTTTTCACTTGGCGGTGGAGGAGGTGGCGGATTACCTTTTTTTAATAAAGGTGGTTCAGTAAGCAAAAATCAACCTGTTATAGTTGGTGATAGTGCTTCAGGTAGAGGTGGTGAATTGTTTGTACCTAATTCATCAGGTCAGATAATTCCTAATTCACGATTAGGTTCTGGCGGTGGAGTAAATGTAAACTTTACCATAAATACTGTTGATGCAAGAGGATTTGACCAATTATTAGTTTCAAGAAGAGGAACTATTACAAGAATAATAAATGAATCAGTAAATGAAAAAGGAAGGACAGCTTTAATATAATGTCAGGTGCATTTCCAATATCCTCTGCTGGTTTTGAAGTAGCAACTATTAGATCAGAGCAAAAAACTTTAATAAGCAAATCTCAAAGTGGAAAAAGATTAGTCAGACAAATAGATAGTCAAAAATTTAGTTTTACTGCTTCAATTATTACAGCTAAAAGATCAGATGTTTATGGTGAACTTATGGCGTTTATAATTAAACAAAGATCAGGTAAAGAAACTTTTACTTTAGTACCACCAGAAATATCTTCAACCAGAGGAAGTGAAACAGGAACTTTACTTGTCAACGGAAGTCATACTGCTGGTGATACAACTATTGCTATAGATGGCCATGCTTCTGATGCTTCTGGTGTTTTAAAAGCTGGAGATTTTATTAAATTTGGCCACGACAAAGTTTATATGATTGTTTCAGATGTAACAAGTTCTTCTAATGCAAGTACAATAACTATTGAACCTCCTATTAGATCAAGTTTATCTGATAATGAATCTATTACATATAATTCTGTTCCATTTACTGTTTTTCTTAAAAATGATCTTCAAGAGTTTGGTGCTGTTAGTGCAGATAAAGATGGAAATGTTTTATACAAATTTGAGTTAGATGTAGAAGAATCTTTATAATGAAATATAAAGTCACTTATTGGCTAAATGCAGATTTTGTAGCTGAAGAAATTATTGATGAAGAAAATATAAATTTTAAAAATAATGATTTAGGCCAATATAATGAGCCTACCAAAAATGCAAAATTTAAGGTATTAGATAGTATAAAAATAAACAGAAGAAGTTACGAAAAACATGACACGAGGATTAACAACAACCTTAAAAAATGAACTTGCAACTAACATATTAAGACCTGTTCATCTAATTACTATAAATTTTTCTACTCCACAAAATTTTACTGATTGTTCATTTGATTTAACAAGTTCAATTTCAGGTGTCTCAACAACATATACATCAACAGCTTTTATTAGAGATGTTTCAGAATTTACAGAGGAAGTTGGTGTTTCAAAATCTTCAATAAGACTAGGAATATCAGGAGTTGACACAAGCTTAATATCAGTTGCCTTAAATGAAAATGTTGTAAATGATGAAGTAAAAATATTTAGAGGTTTTTTAGATTCTTCTAATGACCTAATAAGCGACCCATTTTTATTATATGATGGAAAAATAGATAAATTAGAAATTACAGAGTCACAAGATACAACTGATTTAATATTTAGTATTGTTTCTCATTGGGCAGATTTTGAAAAAAAAGCTGGTAGAAAAACAAACCCAAATTCACAACAAAGATTTTTTTCAGGTGATAAAGGTATGGAATTTTCTGCTTTAACAGTTCAAGATATTAAATGGGGAAGGGAATAGTGGAGATTAGAAAATGGGAAAAGAAAGATGTAGAAGATTTAATTTTATTAAGCAAGACTATGTGGGAAGAAAGTATGTATAGAGATATATCATTTAGCGAAGAAAGATTGAGAACACAATATAATTATCTTTTATCAAAACCATTTAAAGGTATGGGATTTGTAGCAATAGAAGATAATAATATGATAGGTGCGATTGTTGTTATGTTGTCAAAATATTTTTTTAGTGATGAAATTTTTTGTTTTGATTTAGGTTTTTTTATTGACCCAAAAAAAAGAAAAGGTATTAGAACACCTTTAAAACTTGTTGAAGAAGCCAGTAAATGGGGTAAAGAAAAAGGTGCAAAAGAATTTAGACCAGCTTCAAGTGTAGGGGTTAGAATAGATAAGATAGAAAAATTTTACAATTTTTTAAATTTTAAAACAGTAGGTAATGTATTTAGTAAAAGGTTATAATTATGTGTCCAAATCCAATTGATATTATAGATGATACAATAGATTTTATTTCAGATATTGTTGAAACAGCCATTGGTTGGTTATTTGAAATTCCTGAAATACCAGAATTTGGAGAGGGAGACTTTGATCAATTTGAAAGAGGATTACTATTTAATAAGCAAAGTAATGATGCTTCTATTCCTTTAATATATGGTGAAAGATTAGTTGGAGGTACAAGAGTATTTTTAGAAACTTCTGGTGACACCAATGAATTTTTATATATGTGTATTGTTATGGCAGAGGGTGAAATAAACTCTATTCAAGAAGTAAAAGTTGATGATAAAGTAGTTATTTTTAATTCATCTGGCGGAATACCAACAAATATTGTTGGGGATAATGTTCAATTACAAGTAGATGGAACAGATACAAATTTTTTTAAAGCTGACCCAGCAGTTGAAGACTCAAGTGCAGAATCAACAATAACTATAGAAGCGCACTATGGAAGTGATAATCAATCTGCATCATCATTATTGCAAGAATTGTCATCATGGACAACAGACCATAGGCTCTCTGGAATCTGTTATCTTGCTCTAAAATTTAAATGGAATCCTGATGTTTTTTCTGCAATACCAAAAGTTCAAGCTAAAATACAAGGAAAAAAAATAGTTACATTAGATGCTAGTTTAAATGAATCCTCTCCAACATATTCAACAAATCCAGCTTTTTGCATTTTAGT